TCATTTTGCATTTCCCCTTCTTTTTCCGGCACTTGCGGCTTTCGATGTGCCGCCGCGTGCTAGATTTGTGTCAAAAACCGCATTGGTGACGCTCTCATCCTCCAGCGCGTGCGCATAGGTGCGGAGCACAATGGAGGCGTCCTTCCAGCCGCCCCGGACGGCGACCGTCTTCACATCCACACCGGCCTGCAGCATGGTTGTGGCGAACCCATGGCGGCAGCAGTGCGGGGTCAGGCTGTCAATGCCAGCGCGCTCGACCACGTTCGACCAGACCTGCTTGACCGATCCGCGGGCGGCATAGCCAAAGACAAGATCCGCGGGGCTCCGGTTGCCCGGAATGTTCGCCAGCGCGGCCACCACGCGGGGCTGCATGTGCGCCGTGCGGGTATGGCTCGTCTTCGTCTGACGGATGGTCGCGCGGGCGGCGGCAAGGTCAATGTCCGCCCAGGTGAGAGCAACAGCCTCACCGATCCTGGCCCCGGTGCCGAACATGAAGAGGCAAAGCGCCGCCAGATGCGGAAGCTTGTCCTTCGTCGCCTGCGTGGCAAAGGCATTGACCCACTCACGGGTGGCCGGGATCTTGCTCTTCGGATCGGTCTTGAAGCGCTTGACGCGGATAGGGCCGCACCACCCGAGCTCGGCCGCGAAGTTGATGATTGCCATCGTCGGCGCAATCACCTGCCTGTTCCACGTCGCGGGCTTGGCTTTCGGATAGAGCTTCCGGCAGGTTTGACGGACAGCCTCGCCGGTGATCTCACGGAGCGGGGTGTCCTTCCAGTGATCCTCGATAGGCTCCAGAAACCTCGTCGCCTTTCCCGCCTCCCGATATGCGATTGCCGCCTGTGCCATGGTTACGTGCGCCCGCGGTCCATCGAGATGACTTCGCCATGCCGAGGCTTCGGCTTCCGCCGCGATCCGCTGGGCGAGCTTTTTGTCCGCCGTGCCAGTAGTGCTTCGTAATCTCCGGCCGGCAACTGTGCCTCGGTAGTGCCAGATCTCGCCGCGCTGGTAGAGCGTGAGGGGCATTCCATCGCCTCCTTGAACATCGCGACGTGCTCGGGGAACATGACTATCCGCCTGCCGATCTGGGCATAGGCGCCGAGCTGGCGAGCCTTCTCCCGGACGGTGCGCTCGGAGACCTTGAAATGTGCGGCCAGGTCGGCAGGGTGAACATGCGGCGGCAAGAGCGGGTTGTTCAGCATTGGCTGGCGACCTCCCGGCTCCGGATGATCTCCACCACTGTCCTGCGGAGCGCGAGGCTCAGGTTGATCTGCACCAGCGTCTCGGCGCGGCGCACCCGCTCGCAGAACATCGCCTCGTCGGCCTCGGAGCGCAGCTCGCGGACCTCCAGACCTTTGGACTTGCCGCCGTAGCGGTAGCTCAGGACCGGCCACACGGCGGTGTCGCTCTTGTGGCTCTGCATCAGGAGGCTCAGGCCGCGATATGCCTCGCCGATCAATTCGCCATCCACGATGACCAGCATGTAATCGCAGCGGGCCGGCTCCTGCTCATCCAGAAGCCCCGTGCGCCACGCGGCTTCAATGGTCCGGTATGGGCAGAACTCGCCCTCGGGGTTGCGGGCCATGGCGAGCTTGTGCGGGCTGCTCGCAAGCTTGTGCTGGAGATCCTCGAAGCCGAAGGGGATGAACGGCTTCCCCTGGTCCCTGAGCGCTCGAACGATGGCTCCCGACATGCGGGCCGCTACAACCGGGCTCTCGGTCGCCTTCGTCAGGGTGCGCGTCATGGTCACTTGGGAGAGGGCCGAGAACGAGTACCGCGCCGGGCGGCTGCGGCGAGCGGGCAACACCGGCGGCGGTGTCAGCCCCTCGCGCACCAGAAGGTCAAGCGTGCTGATAGACATGCTTCCGGCCCCGATCACTTCGGTGGTGGTGAAGAGTGGTACAAGGTCAACAGGCTCGCTCATATGGGATCAGTAACATCGCGCCATAAATCCCGTCAATGGGCTTAGCGCGGTTGAGCCAAAATTGATGGCTCATGCTCCGGCACTCCCGAGCAAGGCGCGAGCCTCTTCCCAGATCTCGGGCGCGTCTCCCTCGTAAAGGCAGGCGCCGCCCCAGAAGGTGAAGGCGACAACCTTCGCTGCGAAGTCTGCAACACCCGTGCTCGGGGTGGAGCGAAGGCGCAACTCCAAGGCCAGAAGATCCGCGAGCATGGCATCCGCGGCTTCGCCCGAGAGTTTATCCATTTGGGCGTCCATCGCCTCCCACTCCCGGAACAGGCGCAGGATCGGCGTTGGTGCAACGCCATCCTGATCTGCCAGCATCGCGTCCATGAAGTCGCTCACGATGGTGCGTTGTTCGGGGGACAGGCTGTCGAACTTGGCGAGAAGATCGGTCACGTCCGCATCCTGGGGGCGCGCAGCGAGCGCGAGGGCGGGCGTGACTGTCGCGAGCGCGAGTCCGCCCAGCACGGCGCGGCGGTTCAGGCTGGAAGAAGGCAAGCCGATACCGGCCGCCTGAAGGCGGGTGTTCATTCTGAACTCCATCGGGAAAGGGTTGCGGGGATCGGTCGCCAGTAGCGGCCGTCAGGTCTCCGGATCGGACGGCAGGGAGGGCGCGGCGTCGAGGGCGCGCTCCAGGTGGTAGAGGATTTCCGCGTTCATGGAGCGGCGGTTGATGGTGGCTGTCACCTTGATACGGTCGCGGAGCCCGTCCGGCATTCTCAACACGAATTGTTCGGCAAACTGACGTGTCACAAGCGCCTCCCACTACCAAGCACAATGCTATATAAAGCATTCTGCTAGGATTGCGTCAAGCCTCGTTTATAGCAATGTGCTTGGACTACAGGAGGAAGCTATGGCTCGAACGCCGGCGGCGGAACAGGTTCAGGTAAATTTCAGGATGCCCGAGGATCTCCGGGACCGGATCAAGCAGGCGGCGGAGCGGAATGGCAGGAGCATGAATGCCGAGATTGTCGCGTCTCTGGAAGATGCCTACCCGGCACCCGTGTCGCCGGAACCGACACTGGCTGACCTTTATCGCATGATGGACGAAATCTACTTGGAAGAGGATGAGGCGGTGCAGGACGATCTGGCATCGACCGCGAACGCAGCACTCAGCGCGGGGGGGCAAGCATTGAGGATCTTGCTCTCGCCGGAGCGAGATACGACGGGACGGCGACAGATCTATCTCGCAGCAGCAGCGCCCGATGGGGCGACGAAGGGCCTGCCTTTCGAGCGCGTCGAAGAGTGAAGGCGCAGCCGGCTCGATCTTGTGCCGCCCCGGCTGCTTTTCGCGCCGCGCAGGCCCTTTCTCAAGCCGCTCGGTCGCCGTCGCCCCAGTTCGTCAGGGTGGCGGCGAAGTTGAACTCGCCCGGCGTCAGCCCGGCCGCCTTCGCCTCGGCCATGGCGCCGATGATCACCGACAGCGCGCGCGCCCGGCCGCCCACGTCATAGGCTTGCGTCGGGCGCATGGTGTCGATTGTCACCTCGGCCCCGAGCTTCATGCTCGCCTCTTCCGCCAGCAGCATCGCCACGGGCTGGAGCGTCCAGCCGGCAAGGTGGCGCTGCGCCTCGCGGATCACGGGGCCGGTGGCCGCCTGGTTGTGCAGGGCGGGCAGGACGCCATAGGCCATCAGGACCGCCTGCCGTGCCGCTGCCAGCGTCTCGGCCGTCATGCTGCGCGACAGGTCGGGGCTGAGCTGGTCGGGCTTCTGGCCGATGTTCGGATTCATCCCGGCCGCCGTCGCCTGCGCCACGCCCTCGATCACCAGCGAGGAGCCGCGCCGGCCCCGGAACATGGCGCGCATGGTGTCCATGTCCTCGGCCGAGCCCTCGGGAAGCGGGATGATCTGAGACCCGAGGGGGGCGTCTCGATACACGTCCCGAAGCGCCGTCTCGACCTCATACAGAAGCGAGCCCGAGAGAGGCGCGCGGCGCAGGGGAGAGGTGCCCGACCACGGGGCCACCACATCTGCGCCGATCCGCAGGTGAATGACCTCGGCCGCAAGAGCGGTCTCGGATCGGCCGCCGCCGGCCTCGGACATGCTCAGCCGATAGGCCCTCGGGACGCCGTTGCGCGTGGACAGATCCCAATCGGTTGCCGGGACAAGCCCCTGTTCCGTGATCAGCAGCACCGATTCGCCGCGCAAGGCGACAGACCGGGCGATCAGCGCCATGGTGCGCCGATCCAGAAGTTCCGTGCCCTGCACATCGGCCAGGGCGAAGCAGCCCTCCCAGAGGCTCACGCAGGACTGCACCGTGGCGGTCAGTTCGCCGATGCCCTGCGTCCCGGTGATGTAGCTTTCGCGCGCCGCCATCACCTGCGCGGTGTAGCCGGTCCCGATGCTGCGCCTCTCGGCCTCGGGCTCGGCCCGCTTCCTGAACCATCCGAACATCAGAGCCTCCAGCGTTGCAGGGGATGGGGCGCGGTGGGGCGCGGTGTTGCCTCGCCCGGCCGCCAGCAGCGCGCCTCGATCTGCGCCTCGGGATAGGCGGGGCGCGTCACGATGCTGATTTCCTCGAGGAAGGCGGTGCGCACCTCGCGGCGGATCACGTTGCCCTGCCTCTGGATGACCTCCGCTCCGGGCAGATCCGAGGCCACCCGGAAGCCGGGCGACAGGCCGACCGTCAGGCCGGCGCGGACTCCTGCCAGAATATCCCGGCAGTAGGACGCGGCGGCGATCTCCGGCTTGATCCGGATCTCGACCAGGAGCGCGTCTTCGGTGTCTTCCATGTCCAGCGTGTGGGTCGCCAGAGAGGCGAGAGGCTTGGCGAAGTCATGCCCCGCCAGAGCCATGATGTTGCGGTTGCGATGTTCCACCCGCATCCGGAACGCGCGCGGTGCGAAGACCTCGCGCAGCTCGGGTGCGCCGGAACGTGCCTCGCGCAGAACGGTTTCGCGGCCATAGGGGAACCGGCCGAGAAGGCGGGTTTCCCCGCCTTCCGACCGAAGCTCCAAGCCGCCCAGATGCGAGCCCCAGAGCATCAGTCCACCCGCAGTCCGGTGACCAGCTCAAGCTGCGCCCCGCGCGCCACCGTCACGTCCGCAGTCGTGAGGGCCGTGAGCCGCAGCCCGCCCGATTGCGCGTCCGAGTAGGGGTCGCGGAGCAGGTCGAGCGCGCCCCAGAGGCCGACGAACGCCGGCGCCACGCCGCCCGCAGAGGTCGTCAGCAGAGCCTGCGTTGCGAGCGGATCGCCCGAGGGGGCGGCCAGCGCGTTGGCGGACATGACCACGCCGCCCAGGTTCTCCTTCAGGCGGTCGAACTCGAACTTGAAGCCGCCGTCACCGACCATCAGGCCATCGAGGAACGACCACAGCTCGGGCCGGATCAGCGCCTTGACCGCGCCGGGACCGGCCGCCGCGTTGGCGGTCATGAAGCGCACCACGGCCGCGCGGATCGCCGCCCAGGACGCCGCGGCATCAACCGCCGTCGAGGCGATGCCATAGGTCGAGACGCCGGTCACAATGCCGAGCGGCTGCCCGTTGGAGCCGGTGCCCTGGAAGATCGCCTTGTCCAGCTCGGCCGCCATCGTGCCCGACATGTCGCGCCGGATCGCCGCCTCCAGCGCATCGCCCGATTGCATCATGGCCTTGCGGCTGATGCGCATGTGAATGCCGAGGTGCTGTTCCGGCTTCAGCGCCTTGTCGGTCGTCGCGTAGGTCGTCGGCCCCGCCACGCCGGAAAGCTCGCCATTCGCCCAGCCGGCAGTCACGGCCGAGGTCGTCACAGGCCACTCGATGGCGCCGGAGCCGACCGAGATGAGCTGCACGCCCATCTGCGCCGCCACCGATGCCGGGAACAGCCGGTCGATGATCGGGCGCGTCTGGAGCGGATCGGGCGCGCCAGCGGCGACGGTTTCGCCCGCGCGCTGTTCCAGCGCCATCAGCGGGACCGGGACGCCGCGATAGCCGCCCGCGTTGCGCAGCTCGGCCACCACCTCGGCCGTGCGGCCCGAGAGCGCGCGGCCCTCGTCCAGTGCCAGCACCGCCTGCCGCATCTCGAAGCCGGCGACCATCTCGGACCACTCGCGGCCCGAGCGCGTCTCAAGCTCGGCGCCCGCCTCGCGGCGTTCGGTGTCCTCGGCGATGAGGGCGGCGCGGTAGCGGGTCTCGTTCGCGCGATATTCGCCGTCAAGGGCTTCCATCTGCCGCGTCTCGTCCTCGCTCGGGGTCGGCTTGCCGACGAGGCCGGCGAGTTGCTGGCGGATCTCCGATTGCCGCCGCTGGATCTTCACAGAGTCGAGCATGTCTTTTCCTTTGCTGCTCGGGTTGCAGGTTCCGCCGCCAGATCGGCGACGGCTTTCGCCCAGGCGTCACGCGCGGGCGATTGGATCGGGGCGGGATGCCCGCACTCGATCCGGGTCTTTCGGGTATGGCAGGGGCCGCAGAGGGCTTGCAGGTTGCCGGGATCGAAGGCCCGATCTGGTGCCGTCCGCACGGGCTCGATGTGGTCGATCTCCAGCCGCCCCCGTGCGCCGCAGCAGCGGCAGCGCCAGCCGTCGCGTTCGAGGATCGCATGACGCAGGATCTGCCAGCGGCGGGTCGAGGTGATGTGCTTCGAGTGGCGGCGATAGCTGTTCATGCGATGCCATCCGACTCGGCGGTGATCTCGATGAAGGCGCTGCCCGGCGGCACCTCCTTGATGCCGGAAATTTCGAAGGCGACCCCTTCATGTACCAGGCGATCCGATCGCCGAATGGACCGGGCGAACTCGGACGACCGAACGACAAACCGGGTTACCAGCTTGCTTTGCCAACCGGCCGCGACGATGCGCTCGGCATCCTTGACATCAGTGCGTTGTGCGGACAGGGCCGGCCCGACATTCTCCCAAGTGGGCGTCATGCCGCCGCTTCCGTCGCTGACATATCCGGGGCGCTGGATCTGGATCTTCCGGTTGAGACGCGGCGAACTCATACCCATGATGCGCGCCCCTTCCGCTGCGGGATCGCCTTCATGCGGGCGCCCTGCGCCACCGCAAGCACCGCCGCCGCCGCCGCGTCGATCCTGCCGAGGGATCGGGCTTTCGCCAGCTTGTGGTTCCCGGCGGGGTCCACCAGCGTGATTGCGTCCGCAAAGGCGAAGCGCAGCAGCATGGACGGCACCACCTTCACTTCGCCGTCGAAGAGCGCGCGACGGAAGCGCTCGATATCTTCGGAGCCGTCCTTCCAGCCGAAGCCGCGCCAGATGAAGGGCACGCGGGACAGCCCTGCGCCCTGCATGGCTTCCACGAACTCTGCATGGCGGAAACGGTCGCCCACGATGCAGGCGACCTCGGCCCCGTCGAGGTGCCGCACGATCTGCGCCAGCCACGGCCCCGGCGGGACCGTCGCCTCGCCCATCACCGACAGCTCGCCCCGCTCCTGCATCTGCACGTAGCGATCCGAGACGCCATCGGACGCGCCGCGATCTGCCAGCGACGGAGTTGCGGGGAAGGTGCCCAGAGCCTCAAGGCGCCCGGTCTCGGGCCAGTAGAACGCGGCGGCCGACATGCTGCGCGATCCGCCAAGATCAACTCCGAGGACGCAGGGTCCGATTCGGGCGGGCAGGTCATCGGGCGCGACCTCGGCCGCCATCCATTCGTCCACCGTCACCAGCACCGAGCGGTCCTCGGTCGAGATCCGCTCGTTCCGGTTCAGGTTCCGGAAGCTGGAGAGGGCAGAGCCGCCGCGGGCAATGGCGCGCCGGGCCTGCGCAACCAGCCACTCCGGTGTCGAGCCGATACCCTCGGCCGCGCCGGGGTTGGCAATGAGAAGGCTGTCCATATCATCGGCCGGGAGCCCCATGGGCGGGCGATGCTCCTGGACGTAAGTGCCGGGGGGCGGATCATCGAGCCAGCGCGAGAAGGTGTTTGCGTCGTCCGGGGCCGAGGTCGAAATGATGATGGCCCGGCCGTCCCGCTTGCCCAGACCCGAGAGAATGGCGTTCTCGAGGCTGTCGCCCTTCTCGCGCTCCCATGCTGCGCGCTCGTCCATGATCGCCAGCGTGGGCGCGCCGCCCAGGACCGACTTCCCGTCAGCAGCGATCACGCGCGCCAGCCCGCCGCCGTTGCCATCGAACTCGACTTCCAGCTTCGAGCCGCGCCGGATCGTGAACAGGGCTTGGTCGCTTTCGGGCAGCGCCTGGATGTAGCCGAGAAGGAAGTTGAAGGCGATCCGCGCCTGATCCCGGTTGCGGGCTGCGAAGATCACCTCGCGCTTCGGCTGGGGATGCTCCTGGAGAGCGCCGACCAGCTCAGCCAGCGAGAGGCCGGCCGAGAGCGCGGTCTTGGCGTTTCCCCGGCCGATCGACAGGACGCCGACCATCACATTCCTGGCGAAAGTGCCTTTGACGAATTTCCGTTGAAAATCGGCCAGTTTCAGGGGCTTTCCGGCCTTTTTGCCCTCGGGAATGGACAGAAGGCCCAGAAAAGCGATGGCGCGGACGCCGGCCGATTTCCCCCCGATTTTTTTGAGGAGAGAGAGAGGAGCAGTCCGACGCCGGTCTCCGAGGTTTACGGGGACGCCGGCATTGGGACCAAATCCGAACAGGTCGTCGGTCTCTTGCTGGTCTTTCGCTTTCTTCATCACACCGTTCCTCATCGTTTCGTCGCTCGCGCTTCTCTCTTCTTTCCCCCTGTTGGTTGGTGGGGGTTGTTGTGACGGGCATAGGAAGACAGCCCCCGGCACTCGCCGAGGCTGTCCCTATGCCCGCACGGTCTTGCCTGTTGGCCGGAGCCGGGCCGCCGCTTAGGGCCTTGCTGTGCGCGCGTCCTCGCCAGCAAGTTGACCGCTACTTCCTGCACGTGGACGCTGTGCAGCGGATCGGGCTTCGGTCTTTCGGACTGCCCTCGCATTTGATCCGGCCCCGTGGTATGCATCCCGATGTGCGCGGCCACTGTCTGAACCCTCCCGCGCCATCGGCCCGCCGCGCCAACGGCGGGCTTCTTCTTCCCTCAGCCCCTCTCGATCAGATCCACATCGCCCTCGGGCGCCGTCCCAAGCTCAGCCACGAGCCTGCGCATCAGCGCCTCCTGCTTTGGCGACGGTCGCCACGTCCTGCGCTTGCTGTGCTTGGCGATGGATCGGACGAACCCTCTCAGCCACTCGTCGCAGCTCCCGGCCATCACGCGCCGCATGACCAGCGGCCAGCGGAAGGTCAGCAGCTCATCAAGCTCCGTGTCCGTCATCGCACGCTCACCCCGCGATAGCGGGCGCCGATGCGCGCCAGGTGGGGCGAGGTCGCCAGCGTCTTCCCGTCGGACGGGCCTCGTCCGTCGTACATGGTCGCGACCTGATCCATGACGGCCTGCCGCAGATCGCGCGGCACGGCGGCCGCTGTCGCGCCAAAACCCGCCCGGTATTCGACCGTCAGCCGGACGGGGCAGCGGATTGCAAAGGTCTCGCCCCACTCGATCACGGGCCGATTGCCCGCGAAGAACCGGAAGTCGGCAAAGGGCTCACCATCGACCGTCACGACCAGCGTCGAGGCATCGAGAGCGGGGCCGACAGGGAGCCGAAAGCAGCGGTCCAAGAGCGACGGATCAAACACCATCACGCGCACCGCCTGGTGCAGGAGCGCAATGGAGGCGAAATGCTCCACGTCCGCCACAGCCGTGTCACGCAGGACTTCGAGCGAGGCGTCGTCGTCGGGATAGTCGGCGCGGCAGTGCGCTTTGACTTCTTCCAGCCCGACGGCAGCAACGTCCGTCTCGGGTTGCCGATGAACGAGCATCTTCATGCTGCGATCTCCACTTCGCTGATGTGTCGGTAAAAGGCCAAGCGATCCTTCGGGCTCATCGCCTCGAACGCCGCGAGCGCATGGGCCTTCAGCTCGGCTCGGGTGGCGCAGGACGCCCAGAAGCGAGCCTCGTCCATGCCGCCAAGGAACGGCGGCAGGGGCGCGCCGGCCGGGCCGAGACAGAACGAGGCGGCCTCGATGATCGTGTCAGCAGGAAGGGTCGCCAGAGCGGCGACAGCGAGCGACAGACGCTCTCTTTCCGTCAGCTTCGCGCAGGCGACGATGCCGAAGTCGGTCCATCCCTCCGCATCATCGAGCGTCAGGCAGTAGCCCAGCATCCGCGACATGCGCTTGTGCTCGGGCGACAT